CGTTACTTTAAAGACGGCTACAACACTGATGAAATACCATTATCAGAATTGACTTTTTATCTTGAAGCTGATTGTAACACCACTGCTTCTCTGTTTCACTCTCAGGTTGCAGACTTCATGCTTCCTGAGTCACAAAGTCTTATCAAAGTGAGAGACATTACGTTTGATGTATGTAAGCTTCTTACACGCATGAAAGCTGACGGTATGAAGGTAGACCGTAAGGCTTTAAATGCAGTACGTAAAGAGTTTGAAGACGAGCGTGGTACTATACAATCTCGCCTACAGATGCAGGTGCGTGAGGTTATGGGTGACACACCAGTTAACTTAAATAGTCCAGAGCAAATGTCTCAAGTTATCTTTAGCCGTAAGCCTCACTCCAAGGACGATTGGCCCAACTTGTTTGACAACTGTAAGAACCTAGCAGAGTTAAAGAAAATTGTTACAGCCAACAGTGATCTTCTTTATCGCACTGAGGCGTTTACTTGCCCTACTTGTGGGGGTAGTGGAGAAACATATAAGTTAAAGAAAGATGGTAGTAGGTATGCAAGACCTAACAAATGTAAAGACTGTGATGGCAGAGGCTATCAACTTAAGAAGCAAGAAAGAATGGCTGGCTTTGGTTTCTTCCCGCCTAGCGCATCTTGGGTTAGTGCTAGTGGTTTTTCTACAGGCAAGGATATACTAGATGTACTTAGGGCTACAGCTATGGATAACAATATGTCTGATGCTGTTACATTTCTTGAGGACTTGAAGCGGCTTAACGCTGTGTCTAGCTACCTATCTAGCTTTGTTGAGGGTATAGACACCTTTACCAAGCAGAATGATGTACTGCATGTATCACTAACGCAGCACATTACATCTACTGGTAGGTTTAGTGGGCGTGAGCCTAACATGCAGAACATGCCTAGAGGTGGTACATTCCCTGTTAAGCGTGTCTTTGTTTCACGTTGGTCTGGTGGTAAGATTATGGAAGCAGACTTTGCACAGCTAGAGTTTAGGGCTGCTGCATTCTTATCACAGGATGAGACAGCTATGGAAGAGATTAACACAGGGTTTGACGTACACTCTTACACTGCACAAATTATCTCTGATGCGGGTCAGCCTACTGCTAGACAAGCTGCCAAGGAACACACCTTCGCCCCTCTCTTTGGTGCGACAGGGTACGGTAGAACTAAAGCGGAAGCTGCATACTACACGCACTTCATTGACAAGTATAAAGGTATAGCTAAGTGGCACAAGAAGCTAGGTGATGAGGCTATACGTTTTCAAAAGATAACCAATGTATCAGGTAGACAATATTCATTTCCCGGCACTACTAGAAGGGAAAACAATACACCTACTAACTTTACTAGGATTAAGAACTACCCTGTTCAAGGNTTTGCTACTGGTGATGTTGTACCTGTTGTATTGCTTGAGATTGACAAGAGNCTTAAGAGTATGCGCTCTTGCATAGTTAATAGTGTCCATGACTCAGCGGTNATNGACATACACCCTGATGAACAAAAGGAGGTAATCAATGTCATTAACGATGTTAACGACAGTCTTAATAGTATCATTGATAATTACTACGGCATAAAGATGAATGTACCACTACTTTTAGAAGCCAAAATTGGACCTAATTGGCTTGACACTAAAGACGTGATATGATATAACTGCGGTTCTAATTAAGCTCAGAAAGGATATAGAATGAGCAATGAGTTATCTACGATGATGTCAGGTACAGACCTTGCATCAGCTATGGGTTTTAGTGCAGATAATATAGAGATATCTTCTGGCCCAAACCTCGCACGTATGGCGCAGGTACAGGCTCCTATTATGCGTGAGCAAGTGGATGAAGATGGTGAACTAGAAGAAAAGGTAGTTGTACCCTTGGGGGCATACAAATTAACTGACACAGAGGGTAACACCGTGTATAGCCGTAGTGCTACCATTCGTTTGTTTGCACAACGTCAACAGTGGACACAGTGGGATAGTGACAGTAACACCATGAACAAGACAGTTATGGCTACTGTGCTTAAAGGCGATCTTAAAGATACTAAAGGTACGTTTAACCTTGGTCGGCCTAGTAAGTACGTAAAGGATTGGGAAGCCTTAGATGAGGATACTAAGGCTGTTATCCGTAGCGTTAAGAACACCAAGGTCTTGTTTGGTAAGGTTAAGCTAGGCAAAGTTATTGATGATAACGGTGTAGCTATAAAAGGTTATGAATCAGAGGTTGACTTTACAATGGACGTAAAGAATACAGACAGTAAGCGTTCCTTAGATGCAGTTCTTAAAGATATTGTATCTAAGAAGCTCCTGCCGATTGAGCATACCATTGCTTTGTCTTCTCAGAAAGAAACACTACCTACAGGTAACAAATATGCTACCATAGTAGCTACCTTGGGTGCCAAAACTAAAATGGTGCCAGAGGATCACAGTACAGTACAGGCTTTTGTAGACTACATTGACTATGGTAATGAATATGTGCTTAGTAAGTGGAAGTCTTTACGTAAGCCTGATGTACAGGTAGACCCTGCTACACTTGACGCTATCGTGCAAGTAGAAGAAATCCCGTTCTAGGATGGACCTTGCACACGCTGCTGAACTACCCATTAAGATACTCATGCGTGATGCTACTTTAGGTAAAGCCGAAATGTCAGAGGCGGTGATTAACTCCGTTGCCTCTGATGTATCAGCGGGACTAGATAAGCAGTTTAACGGTGGGCCAAGGGATAAGTTNAGGCTTAGAATGTCCAACATAGGGCGTCCTAAGTGTCAACTCTGGTTTGAAAAGAATATGCCTTACGTTAAGGAAGACTTACCAGAACAATTTATGATGAACATGATGCTAGGTGATATAGTTGAGGCTGTATTTAAAGGCATCTTAAGTGCAGCAGGGGTTAAGTTTCAAGACAACACTAATGTAACACTAAACTTAGGTGGAGGAAGAAAGCCTATCAAAGGAGAGTATGACTTATTGTTAGGGGATAGAATAGATGACATCAAGAGTGCATCTGATTACTCCTACAAAAATAAGTTTGTAGACCTTGAGACACTACAGGCTGACGATCCTTTTGGCTATGTGGCACAGCTTGTAGGCTATGCTACAGCAGCAGGTAAGAAGGTTGGTGGCTGGTGGGTAGTCAATAAGAATAATGGACACCACAAGTACGTTTCAGCCAAGCACGTAGACGTTGAGGAAGTCTTAGACAAGATACGAGAAACGTATGACTATTTAGAGAACGATGAGCCTTTTGAGCGTATGTTTACAGATGTACCTGAGACATACCGTAAGAAACCATCAGGTAATAGAATACTATGCAGACAGTGTAACTTTTGTTCATTTAAGTCTGCCTGTTGGCCTGAGTACAAAGAGCTACCTTCTAAGACTTATCAAGGTAAACTTACGCCACCTAACGTGGCTTATACTAAGCTAAAAGAAGATGCCTAAACCTAAGAGGCGTCACCTTAAAGCCAAGTACAGAAGTGGTCTTGAAAAACAGACTGCTCTTGTTTTGTCTGAGTGCCAAAAAAAAGTAAGGTATGAATTACTTAAAATAGAGTGGGAGGACTTACGTTATCGTACTTACACGCCTGACTTTCAGCTAGACAACGGTATCTTTATTGAAACAAAAGGTATCTTTGATAGCGAGGACAGACGCAAACATATAGAAGTAAGAAGGCAACACCCTGAGTTAGACATACGCTTTGTATTCAGTAATGCTAAAGCTAAACTATACAAGGGTGCTAAGAGTAGATACTGTGATTGGTGTGAGAAAAACGACTTCTTATACTCACACAGGCTAATACCTCAAGAGTGGTTGACAATGCAGGGAAAGTGTGTTACACAGACTAAGATACCACTTAAAACAAAAAGGAAGACTTAATGCCATACGTATTAGAAGATGATGAGATTGCAATACTAATCAAGCCTATGGGTGATGGGAGAGTTGGCACTTGTATATGTAAGAGTGATGATCATGAATTGTCTGATGAAAATCTAACAGAGGCTATGGGTGTGGGCCTAGCTATGATTGGGTTGTTTGAATTACTTAATGATGACGATGACGGCATCTATGAGGAAGTTAAGATTGCCTTAGACAATAAAGTAGAACAATTACTAGCAGACAATCAAGTAGCACAAGAGGCTGAGATGGAGCCTGTATATACAACAGAAGGTAACGTACTACGACTTAATGCTTTCACTAGAACCAAGGGTAGTTGCTAATATGGCTAAATGGAAAGAAATGACTATGCCGTTTGAAGTAGACATGGTGGATAAGCCACCTCACTACAACACAGCTAACATTGAGTGTATAGATGCAATGAAAGCTATGTCAGAGGGGTCTGATGTATCATCGCATGAAGCATACTGTTGGCAGAACTCATTTAAGTATCTGTGGCGTTGGCCTTACAAGAATGGTGTAGAAGATTTAAAGAAAGCACGATGGTACTTAGACCGTTTAATAGCAGAGGTTGAGAGCAATGAAGACTGAGAAGTTTAGTGTTACCTTTGTCTTATCAGTTGACAAATCAAATAACATATTGTCTTCTCATCCTATGTACTATGAAGAAGACATAAAGGACTTGATAAACCGTGTTATCTATGATATAGATGACGTAGAAATATCTAACATAAACGTAAAGGATCAGGGATGATTACACAACAAGAAATACATGACTTCGCTGAGTACGACAGAAAAGACAGGATTAATGACCTCAAAGACTGTACACCCCTTGATATGGTTAAAGAGTTTGCAACAGCAATGGATCACCCTATTAATGAAAAGTATGGCTACAGTAGAAAGCTAGAAGGTCTACGCTGGTTACTTCTCAAAGAAGAATATAATGAAGTTCGTGATGCAGATGGGCCACAAGAGCTACTTAAAGAGTTAGCTGACTTGGTGTACGTTACGTATGGGTATGCCGCTACTTATGGGTGGGATTTAGATGAAGCTTTCCGTAGGGTACACACATCTAATATGTCTAAGCTAGGACCACAAGGCAAACCACTTAAACGTCCTGATGGTAAAGTATTAAAAGGGTCAAACTATTGGAAGCCTGACCTGTCTGACTTAGTATAAGGAAAGTAAATATGAGTAATAACTATCTACCAAGTGACTATCAAACCTTTATTGCAACCAGCCGTTATGCACGTTGGATTGAAGACGAAGGACGCCGTGAAACATGGGGGGAAACTGTAGAGCGTTACCTGCAGAACATAGCTAAGACATGGCTAAAGCCTAGTGACCTAGATGAAGTGCGTGATGCTATTCTTAGCCTTGAGGTTATGCCTAGTATGAGATCACTCATGACTGCAGGAAAAGCGGCAGACAGGGACAACACTTGTATGTACAATTGTAGCTACCTACCCGTAGATGACCCTAAGTCTTTTGATGAGGCTATGTTCATCCTCCTTTGTGGGACGGGGGTTGGTTTCAGTGTTGAGCGTCAATTCATCACTAAACTCCCTGATGTCCCTAGTCTTTTCCAAAGCGAAACGTGTGTTGTCATCAAGGACAGCAAGGAAGGATGGGCTAAAGGTCTCAGACAAGTGTTGGCACTCCTATGGGCTGGTGAAATTCCTAAGTGGGATGTTAGCAGAGTTCGCCCTGCAGGTGCAAGGCTAAAAACGTTTGGTGGTCGGGCTAGTGGTCCTGCTCCTTTGGTTGACTTGTTTAACTTTGCGGTTACAACATTCAAGGGCG